CATTTAGATACTCAGGTACGTGTGCTGTAATCTCTGTAGCATCATTAGTATCTGTATCAGTGTCTACAAAGTACTCCCATAAGCCAGACCATGCTCCCCTCTTGGAAGCAAAGTAAACAAACCTACCTGCCTGTGCTGGTTTAGCTCTTAATGAAGCCTCAAACTCTGTAGTGTTAGATATGTTAATAGTTTCAGGTGTAAGTATTGGGTCAGCAGTAACTTTAAACTGTGTCAAATCTGAGAACAATAATAAAGATTCGTTAAAAGGTACAGCATGTTTAAGTATACTAACCTTGTTAGACGAGACTGCAACATCAATAGGGTCACTGTCTACTATAGTTAATACTGATTTACGAAAGAAGTCAAAGCTAACAAATTCACCTGCTCTAGAAAATATTATATTCTCATCTGCAAGTACACCTAATCTATTACGATGAAAGAAAATATCGTTTAATTTAAAATCTACAAAAGAAGGAAAGGAGTTTGTATTATCATCTCCTACAGTTCTTGGTTCATATGTAACTGCATCAAACTGAAAGTTACCACTAGGTAGTTTTGTTAACTTGTGTGGCATTGTAGTAGCATCTAACTCTGTAAGGATGTTAGGCTCTAGTGTTTCTTTCCATACTTCTTCAGCTGTAAATGTAACATAATAATCATCTTGAGCTTTTTGATTATCACCTGATACTTTAATAACATAACCTACTGGTGCTTCTACAGGTAACTTTTTAAAGTCAGCTGTCTCATCTTTGAATACAAGTAGATGGTCTCCACCATGAGAGTCTCCTACTTCTACTTGGAAGTCTGTAGAGTCAGTAGATTGAATGTGTAATACGTTACCATAACGTGTAACTGTTAAACCTGATACAGCACTACCATTAATAATATTATCATAGTAAGTTGTATTAACAGCAGTACCAGAAAAAGTATTTAAGTTAGTAGCAATCAAATCTGTTGATGCACCACGTTCTGCATTCTGTGTTAAAGTTGTGCTAGACTGTGTTGAAGACTTTGTTGCAAATTCTACAGTACTACTGCTACCACCTTTGGTTAATACTACACGATAGGTTGAGGAGTAGTCAGCTTGTTTAACATATACTAAAGCTTCTGGATTACGAGTTGTAGATGTAGCAGTTCCTTTAGCTACAGTTGTATTTTTATTTACTATGAAAGTAGTATCAGCTATTGATACAGCTGCTAGTTCTTTACTAGGAATAGACAAACCACTTAAGTAAGAAGCAGCATTATTAGTTACGGTTTTAGATACACCATCTTTGTCAAACACCCTTATAGTACCTGCAGTATCTATTACCATAGAATAAAATTCATTCTCATCTCTACGAATAGTATGTATAAAAGCTTTATCTAAGTCAGAGATTGTTCCTAAGTCAGCTATATGTGAGCTACTAGGACGTTTAGATAGACCTGTAACAACGTTAGACAAACCATTCTCTTGTAGTTCTGCTTGAGTACTAAGTCTTAAAGATGGTGGTTGTTGTGATACCCCATTTATAAGATTTGGGATAGATTGACTGATGAGTGCCATTAAAGTGTTCTCCGTCCCTGTCTGTCGATGATAGCATATGTGTCATAATTGTCAAAGATATTATTATCTTCTGTTATCTGGTCAAATTCTTTTAGTTCTAATAATGCACTTTGCTCATCTCTTAATTGAAATTCATGTAATGTACCTGAACCTACTACCCTATCTTGGAAGACTCTAGTAGCACGTAGGATAATATATCTCTTAGCTACCTCAGGTAAGTCATCAAAGTCTAACTGTACTATAACATCTAAATATACATTAGTGCCTATGTTAAACGTGTGGTTCTTTTTATCATACATCTTTAAACCACGTTGTACTAAGTCTGGACTTTGTGGTGCAAGTGTAGCATCTGCTCTTAATATGTTATTAGGTAAGAGTATTTCACCACCTGTACTTTGAGCAAAGCTTTTATTTAATTCTTTGTTGAAGTGCCAACCCATAGATTGTACTTCTCTATCTATTGTGTTTAATATTGTTTCAGCTATTTCTGCTTCTATCAATCCAGATGACAGACTACTTACTGGTGCTTCTCCAATAGCAGATAACATTGTATTGACTGCATCTAGCTGTGTTGTTCCTGCCATTACATTCTCCTATGCTTTCCATTTAGTCTTGTCAGCCCAATAAGCTGCAGATGTCTCACCTTTTTTAATATTCTTTTGGTGTCTATTTTTAAAGGCATCACGTTGTTTTTTAGATTTATTAGTCTCAGCACCTTGTTCACCAAACCTAATCATCTTAGGCTTGTCTTTAGTACCTATCAATACAGCATGTGACTTTGTTTTATGACTTGGAGTACGTTTAGGTATGCGTAAACCACTAAAGGTTTCTCCCCTATACTCTATACTCATTTCTTTTTCTTTCCATACTTAGCCATTATAGCAGCTACTTGTTTCTGAGGCATACCACCAAAGGACATCTTCTTACCAGTTTCTTTAGATTCTTTTTTAGCTTTAGCTATACCTTCTTTAGTATATTTATATTTCTTTCCACCTACTTCTGGCATAATACACTCCAATAAAAATAGAGAGAGGCTCTAGAAACCTCTCCCTGTTATTATAATTAAACTTCAAGTAATCCAATACAAGCAGCAGGACGTAATACGTTGTGTCCCATTGCATACTTGGCTACCATTAGTGTACCTTGTCTATTGATTTGGTACTCTGATTCCATACCTAAGTCAAGTAGCTTTACAGTAGCTACAGCTTCAGGTGTAAAGATAAAGCCTCTCATTTTAGAAGCAACAGCCACCATGTCTGCACCATCTACAGCAGCAGTTGGTAAGTCATAGTGTGTAGTTCTTCCTGAACCAGCAGTATTAGCTAGTGGAGCATTGTCAGAAGTCTTACCTTCGTTAGCATCACCTGTAGTAAAGTTTACATATAGGTTAGATACGTTAGCATGGTTAGACATAATGACAGGCATTCCAGCAATCATAGGAACAGTTGCTCCTGCAATATTACCGTTACCACCAAAGTCTTTATTCATATAAGTTAGCTTTGAACCATCTGAAACGTCTAGTAATGCATAGTACTGGTTTGGAGCAAGAGCTACCACAGCATTGCTATGGTCAACGTTCTTGATGTCAAACTCTTTCTTTGCATCAAAGATAGCTTTAGCTAGTTTAGCAGGGTCTATAGAATCTGCAGTAGCAGTACCAATAGTTACGTTATCAGTAAAGTCTTCTTCAGTGAAGTCTTTGTATCCTTGAACAAGGGATGCTGCTCTTGCTGCATTAGTTGATAACGCAGCTTTAACAAGCATTCTTGCAACGTTTCTATCAGCTTCATTAGCCAATGCAATACCAGCTTCTTTAGAGTAGATGCTTCTTACATCGTAATGATTCATAGCCTCATCAATGTTAGCAATGAACTGACTAGAGATGAGCAAGTCATCAATAGTTACAATTCTCTCACTGGCTCTGATTTGACCACCTGTAATCTCATTCCCAGGGGTTAGGTATTCAGCTGTTGCTCTACCTGTCAAAGGAAATGATGCAGATTTACCCTTACTAATTGTACGAGTTCTTACTTTGTCCATTAGGACTTTCTTTTCTTCAAATGCAGTTAGGACTTCCCCAGCATATAGCTTGAGGAACAGGTCTCTAACGTCACCTGTATTATTGGTTTGACCCTGAAAACTTACGGTGTAAGCAGGGTTTGAAGCAGCTTGTGCCATTTTTAAATTACCTCTTAGTAGTTAAGTTGAGTTGAAATTACACTCAGCATTTCTACATCCTTTCTCCAAGATTGTCCCTCGCAAGGGGTCAGGGGTAATCGTTTGTCTTCTAGCTTAGTGTGTAGGAATGATATCAGTTCCTTTTAAATACACCAAGTTAATCGTGTACTTAAAAGGAAGGGGGAATACTCCCCCAACCTGAACAACAATATTAGAACAGACTAGACCTTGCTAACTTATTAGCTACCTCTTGTCTGTAGGCTGGGTCATTTGCGTATCTAGGGTCTGACATAGCAGCAGTCATTTGTGCAGTACTTTCAAATTTCCCACCTGAAGTTCCAGAACTATTGTTACCTTGTATAAGGTTAGGTTCTGCTTCAGAACGATAACGTGCAAACATACCTTGAACAGCAAGTTGAATCATATTTCTATCTTGCGTATTCATTGTTGCATTAAAAGCATCTATCTCATGTTCAGGTAGATTTTGAGAAGCCCAGTTTACCATACTAGCATACTGTTGTTCTCCACCTGCTAGAGCATATACACTTTGTTTAGTGGATTCAGCAAGAGCATCTTGCCCTGCTATCCAAGAATCTACCAGAGGTTGAGAGAAACCTGCCTCTTGTAAAGCTTGATAAGCTTCCTCTGATAGTGTACCAGTGTCAGCATACTCTTGTTGAAATGCTGAGAAATCTAGACCTTTACTATCTAATAGGTCTGCAACTTCAGATGGACTTTCAGTAGGGGATACTTCTGTTTCCTCTGTAGTTTCTTTGGGTTGTCCTAGTTTTGATTCTAAAGATGCGTAAGCTTTAGCCATCTCCTCTGGACTCTTAAACTTTTCAGGTAGCCAGTCAGGACGTTCATCTACCTCTCCTACTCTTTCTCTGTCAAGCATAGCTTGTTGATGTTCTTCAGATTCTGGAGCTTCTGGTTGAAAAGTATTTATTGATTCTGCCATTTATTATTATCCTTATCCTTCTACAGCAGCTTTTGCTAAATTAGGTGTGGCTGCTTGTGCCACATTTGCTACTGTTTGTTGTTCTAACATTGCTTGTTGTTGTTGTTGCATCATCATCTGTTCTTGCATCTTCTGCTGCTCAGATTTAATTAGACCAGAGGTATCAATACCTAATGATGCTGCTAGTCTATCTATGTAATCTCCTACATTCATCTCATTAGCAATAATCTCTTGACCTAGTGGTTGTAGATATTGCAAGAATGTAGCTAATTTGTTTAAGTCTTGTCCACGTCCTAGTGCCTCAATACCTGTGACTACTGTAGGTTTAATACTTTCCTTAGGCATACGTGGCATTTTGCCTTGCTTTGTTAATGACTCAAGTAGTAAGTTTATTAATGGTAACTGAAACTCTTGAGACAGTATAGAATATACACCACCTAAAGAAGTCTCTAATTCTTGTGCCATGAAACGTATCTCTTCTGCTGTGACACGTTCTGCTTGTCTTTGTACACTAGTGTTTAACAAGAATGCTGCACTTAATCTATCGTTAATCATTCTCATAGTTTCTAATGCTACACGAAAGTCACTAGCTTTTTGTACTTGTAATGTTGAAACATCATTAACATCACCTGCTATGAAAGCACCATTAGGAGCTTTAGCTAAACTGCTAGACTTTGTTGTACCATTAGGACGTACAAGAAATAATACTTTAGAAGAAGCAGCTGAACCTTGTACAATAGACTGAGTTAATGCTTCTAAACTACGTAGGTCACCTAGATATTCTTCGATGAAACCTCTACCATAATCTTC